TGCTGTAGTATGGTTAGGCAATGGAAGAACCTATCCTTACAAACAACCCGAACCGTTTCGTTGTTTTCCCAATTAAACACCCAGACATCTGGGATTTTTATAAAAAAGCAGAGGCGAGCTTCTGGACAGCGGAAGAGGTTGACCTCTCAGATGATCTGGAACAATACAACTCGTTAGAACCCGGAGAGAAGCACTTCATTAACAACGTGCTTGCTTTTTTTGCCGCTTCTGACGGGATAGTTAACGAAAATCTTGCTGAAAATTTTGTTAGCGAGGTTCAGTATCCAGAAGCTAAATTTTTCTACGGTTTTCAAATCATGATGGAGAATATCCACAGCGAAATGTATTCGTTACTGATTGATACCTACGTGAAAGACCCAGTGGAGCAGCATAAATATTTTAATGCGGTAGACGAGATTTCTTGCGTTAAGAAAAAAGCAGTGTGGGCCTTAGACTGGATTCATTCCGCGAGCTTTGCCGAAAGATTAATTGCGTTTGCTGCGGTGGAGGGGATTTTTTTTAGTGGCAGCTTCTGTTCGATTTTTTGGCTGAAGAAAAGAGGGCTGTTGCCCGGTCTCAGTTTTTCGAACGAGCTTATTAGCAGGGACGAGGGGTTACATTGTGATTTCGCCTGTCACCTTCATAATCATCATGTGACTAACAAGGTTCCGAAAGAAAGGATTCAGGAAATTATTTCTTTAGCGTTAGACATTGAGAAGGAGTTCATCACCGATTCGTTGCCTGTCGATCTGATTGGGATGAATTGCGATTTGATGAAACAATATCTTGAGTTTGTAGCTGACAGACTTTTAGTGGACTTGAAATGCAAAAAAATATACAACACTCAAAACCCGTTCGACTTCATGCAAAATATCGCGCTACAAAATAAAACGAACTTCTTCGAGAAAAGAGTAGCTGAATACGCGAAGGCAAACGTCGGCGGGAAAGCCAACACAGAATTAAACTTCGATGCGGAATTTTAAAAAATGGAAGTATTAAAACGCAACGGCAGCACAGAGCCCGTAAAACTAGATAAAATAACAGCTAGGATAAAGAAGCAAACCTATGACCTTAACCAAGATTACGTAGACTACATGGAGGTGGTTAAAAAAACCATCTCTGGTCTACACGACGGCATAACCACCACAGAGTTAGACAATCTTGCAGCTGAGACAGCGGCAAGCTTGTCGTCTGCCCACCCAGACTATTCTTTTTTAGCGTCTAGAATTGCTTTAACGAGGCTTTACAAGTCCTTGGTTAAACCCTTTTCAAAGAATGCGAAAAGAATTTATGAAGACGGATTCATTTCCGAAGAGGTCTACGAGGTTATTAAGAATAATGCCCGAAAAATTAACTCGATGATTGTTGGGGACAGGGATTTTAATATAGATTATTTCGGAGTTAAAACACTAGAGAGGAGCTACCTTTTAAAGGTTGGTGGAGAAATAGCTGAATGCCCACAGTACATGTACATGAGGGTGGCTTTGGGTATTTGGGGTGATGACTGGGACAACGTGCAAAAAACATACGACATGCTTTCAGAGGGGGTGTTCACACACGCAACCCCCACCCTGTTTAATTCTGGAACCCCATGCAACCAGCTTGCTTCATGTTTCCTTATAGGGAATAAGTCGGACAGTATTGATGGATTATTCGATACGCTTAAGGACGTTGCTCATATATCAAAATGGGCTGGAGGAATCGGCCTACACGTTCACAACGTGAGGGCTAAGGGTAGTTTCATTAAAGGTACAGGAGGACAATCTGACGGCCTTATACCTATGATGAGAACCTACAACGAGGTTGCTCGATGGATAAATCAAGGAGGTAAACGCAAGGGGTCTTTTGCCATATACCTTGAGCCATGGCATTCGGACGTTTTTGAGTTCGTAGAGCTTAGGAAAAACCACGGGAAAGAAGAGATGAGGGCTAGGGATTTATTTTTAGCTCTTTGGGTTCCCGACTTGTTCATGGAAAGAGTTGAGAACGACGAGGAGTGGAGTCTATTTTGCCCCAACGAGGCTCCCAATCTTTCAGACATGTTTGACACACCGAAAGGGAAGAAATTTACAAAGCTATATCTGAAGTACGAGGAAGAGGGGTTAGCCAAGAGAAAAGTCAAAGCACGAGACTTGTGGACGGAGATTCTAAAAGCTCAAATAGAAACCGGAACGCCGTATATCTTATACAAAGACGCAGCGAATAATAAATCGAACCAGAAAAACGTGGGGACAATAAAGTCTAGCAATTTATGCACAGAGATAATTGAGTTCTCTGACCACAAAGAGCAAGCTGTTTGCAACCTAGCGAGCATTGTCCTTAATAAATTCGTGGAAGTTCCGAGCGGGCAGGTTCGATCTCAAGACAAGTCTAAGAGAATCTTCGATTTTGAAGAGCTAGAGGGCGCGTCCTACCAAGTTGCCCTAAATTTAAACAGGGTGATTGACGTTACCTTCTACCCAACGAAAGAAACAGAAAAATCAAACCTTCGCCATAGACCGATTGGGATCGGGGTCCAAGGCTTGGCGGATACGTTTGCTATGCTGGGTTACCCATTCGAATCTGATGAGGCCGCAGATTTAAATAAAGAAATTTTTGCAGCCATTTACCATGGAGCAATGCGAGCGTCCATCGACTTAGCTAAAAAACATGGCCCCTACGATTCCTTTAAGGGATCGCCCCTTTCTGAGGGTAAGTTTCAATTTGACCTATGGAAGAGAGAGCCTTCCAAGAATTGGGATTGGGAAAAGTTAAGAAAAAAACTGCTCAAGCATGGTGCGCGAAACTCTCTCTTGTTGGCTCCTATGCCGACAGCATCAACGGCCCAGATACTAGGGAACAACGAATGCTTCGAGCCGTTTACAAGTAATCTTTACAAAAGGAATACTCTCGGCGGGGAGTTCGTCGTGATTAACAAGCATCTAATCCAAGATTTGATTAATTTGGAATTATGGGACGAATCCATGAAGCTCAAGCTTTACGAAAGTGACGGCTCCGTCCAAGGCATCGATGGGATTCCAGAGGAAACAAAGTCCCTTTACAAAACTGTGTGGGAAATTTCTCAAAGGCATATCATTGATATGGCAGCCTCACGAGGCATATACGTTTGTCAGTCGCAGTCAATGAACTTGTTTATGGCAGACCCCAGTATAGGCAAATTAAACTCGGCTCATTTTTACGGGTGGAAAAAGGGATTGAAGACTGGTATGTACTATCTAAGGACTCAGCCAAAAGCGTTTGCCTTGAAGGGCTTGGGGGTAGATTCCGACAAAGAAAAGGAAAAGGCGGACCTATCTTGCTCCATAGAAACTCCAGAAAATTGTGAATCTTGTAGTTCCTGAGTGTAATATAAGGCATAGAAGGTAGATGAAAGAAACAGGTCTTAATATGAGACAACTCTATCTGAGCAAGAAACTGAATTTTATACTTCTTATTTTTTTGGTTTATGCCATATTGGCGCATATATATCTAAGATTAGTTGCGCCATAAAGTCTCCTGCTATGCCCTTTTCCTTCAAAGTCCCCAAGAAATTTATATTTTTTGGACGGCATGGTTCTTGCGGAAGCAAGCAACTATGCATACACTATCAATACTAAATAGAATGAACAAACTAATAACCGAAGACTGGAACTCAACATGTCGGCCACAGCGAAACGACTCCTCAGACGACAACCTAAATAGATTCGTAGAGAGCAAAGACTCTTTCAAATTAAAATTAAATCTTGCAGGAGCCTCCAAGGAAAGCATTAACGTCTCTCTTCTTGATAACGTTTTGACGGTCTTAGCTAAGGCTGAAGATGACGTTGACTATCATTACGACTGCTACATACCAGGCGATAAGATTGATATCAAAAAAACAAAATCAAAATATGAAAATGGAATACTCAGCGTAGTTGTCCCCAAGCAAGCCGCAGCAAAGTCGCTATCCATTAAGGTTGACTGAAAATAAGGTTAAGCTATGATCGTAATTGTTGCGGGTGTCGTATAATGGTATTACTCCAGCCTTCCAAGCTGATAACGCGAGTTCGATTCTCGCCACCCGCTCCAGTTGCTCTCGTAGCTCAATTGGATAGAGCATCTGTCTTCTAAACAGAGGGTTCTGGGTTCGAGTCCCAGCGGGAGTGCCATTAAAAATATTATGAGTACAAGATTAAAAAAGTATTTTGAAACAAAAAAAGGGAAGAAAGCTCTGAATAAAGCAAGGAAGGCGTACGACGAAAGAGACCCCGAGAAAAGGAGGAAACAAAAAAGAGACTATATGCGTCGAAAAAGGGAGAAAGACCCAGACGCTTGGAAATACAAAGATTTGCAACCCACTGTTGTAAAACAAAAAAGTGAAACAGACCAAAATGAAAAACGAAAAAACAAGTGAAAGCTGCGATACCCAAACGGAGACTTGCAGTACGACAAAAGGAAACAAACTAACAACCGTTAAGACCATTTACGCCAGGACTGCTGTAGTCCTGCTGGCTTTTAACTTTTGCCTTACGGGCTACGTAGTGTTCCAGATAAACGACTCTACACAGACTCAAATTGACGGGATCACAACAGGCGCGGCCACGAGTGGGACAACAGCCCAACAGGCAGTCACCACGCAAGAGACCCCCCAGACAACGGATCAGAAGTCAGCGACCCCAACACCCGTTACAACTAGGGATCAATAGAGCGAGCATAGCTCAGTGGAAGAGCAACTGGTTTACACCCAGTAGGTCGGAGGTTCGAATCCTTCTGCTCGTACCACCTATTTTAGTGTAATAATAAATGCTCCCATATAGGGGGGCATTTTATTATGAAGGCTAAAAAAACAAGAAAAAAAGGTAAAAAGAGCTCAAAACTTTCTCTTTTGAGGAAGTCTTGGGACAAACTTAAACATGGTGGAGAGTCTCTTTTGGGCTGGCTAGAGTGGAATACGCATCTAGTGGGGTCGTTGGGGCTTATTGTTGCTGGTTGGGTGCTGTTGTGCCCAGCGGTTTCCCTTGAAGCTGTTCTGGCTTGGGGGATGATCGCTGTTGGTGGGTATCACCTACTAATAGAATTGAAAAACAGATTGCTATAAGCTGCAAAAACACCAATTCTTAAACTAAACCTAAACCCTACTTCGGTAGGGTTTTTTTTTGACTCAAGATAAGGTTGTGGTAAAATGTCTTGAAGCTTGAGTAGCTTTAATGGCAGAGCAGTGGTTTTGTAAACCACAGGTTATCGGTTCGAGTCCGATCTCAAGCTCCATGGGGGGGTATAGCTCAATTGGTAGAGCACCTGCTTTGCAAGCAGGATGTTATCGGTTCGAGTCCGATTACCTCCACCAAATTTTAAAATGACAAAACAACACAACAGAGAAGACACAGAGGATCGGACGACTCTTTACAGGGACATTCGATGGAAGCAGGGGTGGCCAGCGCGGTGCTGTCAGGATTTAGATCAGATTGAGTACTCAATAGTGGACGGTGAAATAATTTACGTTGCTGTTCTTGAGCTGACTAGGAGAGACCCTCACCCCAACTTCAAGACCCCTCCGCAAAGTTATTTTAATTCTATTTTGGATAGGTTTGATTCAGATTTTCAAGGCAGGTTTGTCGTGAGAACAGCAGAGGTATTGGGGGCAGAGGCGTACATAATTCTTTTCGATGATGACATGGAGAGGTTATGGGTATATAATCTTTCCAGAAAGATCGGGTTTAGGGAATTTACAAGAGAAAAATACTTTCAATGGTTGAAGGGTAAACACGACGCAAAAAGAAATGAAGTTTTACAAAGTACAAGAACAGTGGAATAATCTTCATTGGAATACCATAGCTTTTTTCAGAAAAGAAGCAGACGCAGAGAGGTGCGTAGAAATATACAACTCTAAAAGCTCACCTTGTCCCGTAAGGATCGTTGAAGAAAAGTTTTCTAAAATTAAAGACTTTGAGTAGCTACAACCTGCTTACGCACTCGTCGTAGAGCAATCCACTGGCTGATGCTGAAATAATTTTCTCATCGAAATAAGAAGGGTTAACCCACCAGTCTTCAAAAATACCACTCTCCCCAGGTTCCGATGGACGTGGGTAGAACTTAACATCCAAAAAAAGCGCAACGTACCCTTTTGAGTTTAAGATAGTTCTAGATTCTTCTTTGCATTTTTCACCGATGTCATTGCTATGCTCTAGGGTCATTGTTTTAAACGGTATGTTCGTTTTGAAGATGTTTTCTAGAGCTGTCAGGAGTCCATTGTCATCGATGTCCAGAGAGATGAAGTCAACACAATCAACCTCTGTCTCCCTTTTCAAAGCTTCAACAAATTCGTCAGAGGTTGCGTCTATTGGGAAAAATTTAGAGTTTGGCCTACCTTTTAAGCCCCATTGCTCGTTGGTGTAGTGCCCCCTAACGTCGAACAGAAGCCCTTTCCATCCGTGATTTTTTTCTAATGAGTACGTATTATTTCCCCAGTCGCCTTTGCAAGCGCAGGGCTCGTTACATCCGATGTCCCAGTAAAATCCGCTGTCTCCACACAGTTTGTACGCGAATATGTCTTGGTGTTCCTTGGCACAGTAGTCGATCATCCGTCTTTTATTTTTCTTTTTTGGCTTCTTAAAAATCCTACGGGAGTATTGAATACCTCTTTACATTTTCCACACTGCATTACCTTCTTGCATTTATGCTTCTTTGTACAATCCTTTTCGTTTTTATATTTGCACCTAACCTCCTCCATTACAGCCCCAACGAGGTGTGCTTCCGGGCTCGGGGCACAGTATGGACAGGCGTAGTAGTGCATGTATAGTATTACACTTTTTTTGATTTTTCTTGTAATTTTTCGAGGGAATTGCTATACTCTTAATGAGTTAAAAAATGATTATAGGAGTAGGAACAGACGCAGTAAGCATTCCCCGCATAAGGGAAATGGAAAAGAAGTGGGGCAATAGATTCCTGAACAGGGTCTTTACCCCCTCAGAGAAAAAGTATTGCAATCAATTCGGTAACTCCTCAGAACACTACGCTGTTCGCTTTGCGGCCAAGGAAGCCACCTCAAAGGCGTTGGGGGTTGGCTTCGGGCAAGAGTTGGATTGGAAAGACATCGTGGTGAGCAACAGCGGAGAAGGGAAACCCTTCATTAAGTTTAGAAATGCCGTGGCTAAAAAAATAAAAAAGAACGGGTACAAATGTCATCTTTCCATGGCTCACTGCACTGATTACGCGACAGCCGTGTCCATACTTGAGTTAGAGCCAAATTAACCCTCAACATACCCTTATTTTGTGTGTAAATAAGAGTATGGACTACCAAATACTTGTTAATATAGCCGTAGGTATTGTTACGCTTATGGGAGGGTGGGTTTTCAAGATGATTCTTGGGCACGTAAACGAAATTAAAGAAGAGCATCATGACCTGATGATAAGACATCACGCTGATGTTGACAAAATTAGAGAGAAACACAACGACCTAGCCCTTTCGCTTCCAGACAAGTACGTTAGCAAGGATGACTTCAGGATGTTTTCCGAGCGGATGAATGATAGATTTGACCGGATCGAGGAGAAAATCGATGGTCTTAAAAGGTAATTTCTCTCAGAGACTTTAATTGCCCCAGCAAATTGGTGGTGTTCTCGCATCTAATATGCTTTGCCAGAATTGTTCTTGGGTAAGATAATGAGGTATCTATTCTTACCCCTTCTTCGTTTTCTTCTGGCGTAACAAGGCCGTCCACAAAGTCGTACCAACCCCTTTTCTTTAAAAAATGGTAATAAAAGTCTATTAGCTCCTTATCTGCTTCCAAGGCGATGTCATAGCCTAAGTCTTTTTGAGCGATCATTGTAAGCAAACGGAAGTATAACCCCTCGGAAGGGGGGTCTGTGCTTAGACTGGCAGATATGATCAGGTTCACCTCAATAAAAATTACACTTCTTTAGGCAGATTTTTTAGAACTTTTCAGCAGAAAAATCTACAATAGATCAGAGCTATGAAAACCATCAATCTCTTTACACTAACTATAATTTTCGCCCTATCTTCTTTTGGGGCAGAGAAAAAACGATCTACGGCAGAGCATCTTCAGAATGTATCTGTGACGATTAGATCAGAAGGCGCGTATAGCGCGGGCGAAGGCTCGGGGGTAATCTTCTCCAGGAAGGACTCTAATGGAAATTTGGTGAACTTTGTTTGGACTGCTGGGCATGTGATAGACAACTTGAGAAAGGAAAGAAAAGTATTGGTAAATGGCAAGCCTGAGACCATTGTAGAATTTAAAGACCCTGTAATTATTAAAGAGATCAGGCAAGG